TATTGGAGATTAATTATATTGAATCCGATGACGATTTCCAAGAGGATTGGTCGACTTATATGAATGAATAATCTCTTGACATTCTCTTGACAACTTTGTTGTAGACAAGAGGCAAAAAAACATGTATAATGTATATACAAGTTGAGCGATTCACTAAACCATTTACTACCTAATTTACAAACAAAACTGGAGCTATCACAATGTCAGTTGCTATCACATTCTCAAATCTCAAGTCAATGATTCCTACCCTTCTTTCAGGCGACGAGTCTAACCTTTATTCCGTTCTTATCCGTGGCCGCCACGGTATCGGTAAATCGTGGGTTGCTTATCAGACCGCCCAAGGTCTTACTTGGGACGGGTCACAGACTCGCCCTGTTCAAGAGGGTGAAACTTCTTTACCAGTCGTTGAAATTCGTGCGTCTCAAATGACTGAAGGTGACTTGCTGGGATTGCCATCACCACAACAGGTAGAGATTAACGGCGAAAGCGCAGCTTCTCTGCGCCCTTTCGCATGGCTGGTAAAGGCTTGCACCGAGCCTGTGGTCCTATTTCTCGATGAAGTCGACCGAGCGACAACCGAGGTTCGTCAAGGGTTTTTCCAATTGGGTGACTCTCGCCAGATTAACGGATGGAAACTCCACCCCGGTACTGTAGTGTTCGGCGCGGTCAATGGCGGCGTTCATGCTGCACAATACCAAGTTGCTGATATGGACCCTGCTGAACTTGACCGTTGGGTTACTTTTGATGTCGAGCCTTCTGTTGAAGATTGGCTTGATTGGGGTAAAAGTGAGATTAATCCTTTAACGTGGGACTTCATTAACCAGAACCGCGAACACTTGGAGCACAAAGGCGAGTTCGAACCGGGCGTTGTATATCCATCACGCCGCTCATGGCACCGCCTTGATAGTACGCTTGCAAAGGTTGGTATGCTCGACAACGAGAACGCAGACCTCGGTTTGTTATTCAACCTCGCGCATGGCTTTGTTGGCTTTGAAGCTGCGGTATCCTTCCGTGACTTCGTTGAAAACTACGAGCGACAGGTTACCGTTGAGGATATTCTGGACCATGCAAAATTTGATAAAACCAAAGATTTCGGTCTAGTCGACCATGTTGCGATGATTGAAAAGATTGATGCAACCGGTGTTTTCGCTTCTCCAATTCCAGAGGCGCGCATGACTAACTTGGTTCAATATTTTGATACGCTGCCATCTGAAGCGCGTATGAAATTATTTACTACCTTGACCGCTGGCAATACTCAAATCTCTGCTGAAAACGGTTCTGCATTTCATAAAGAACTGGGCAAGATGGGCAAAATGGATGCCTTCATTAAGCTGCTCGGAGGTAAATAATTCAAAGGTGTGATAGCTAAGGTAGTAGCGCGGGTATTGGTTTTGTTTTTCGTTCTGTTTCCCAAATGCCCGCGCTCCCTTTTCGCATCTCTTGACATTCTCTTGACAACTTTTTTGTAGACAAAGCATGTTTTTATGTGTATAATGTATATGTAATTTGGAGCTATTCATATGACTAATTTTAACCTAGACGAGCACATTGTTAATTTACTTCGCGATGAACCTTTCTTCGCGGCTCTATCTCGACGTATGGAAAAGGTATCTACAAAATCCGTACCTACAGCCGGTGTCAAGTTCAATGAAGAACGTTGCCGCTTTGAAATGTATTACAATCCAGAGTTCTTATCTGAACTTCATCAACAAGACCCTAAGTTTGTTAAGGGTGTTTTATTACATGAGTTCTATCATATCGTTTTGTTGCACGTTACTACACGGATTCCAGACGGTAAGATGACAAAAAAGTGGAATATAGCCACAGACTTAGCTATTAATTCAGAATTAACTTCTTATGCTCTTGACCACACAACTCCATCCGGCTATTCGGTCGAGAGTTCAATGTTGCCTGTCGATAGAGCACTTATTCCCACCATCGGCCCTTTCGAGTCCATGGCACCGCACCTATCCGCAGAGGAATACATGAATCTTTTGCCGGAACAAAGTGAAGATTCAAAGTCTGAATCAGGTGAAGGCGAACCGCAGGACTCTGGAGACTCTAAGGGTGATGCTAGTCAGGGCGAAGGAAATGGTTTCGATGACCATTCGGATTGGGGTGACTCTGACGGCACTGATGAAAAGCGTAAAATTGCCGAAGAACGCTTAAAAGAAAGTATCAAAGAGGCTTTTGTTGAAGCACAGAGCAAGGGATATGGTTCTGTATCCACTGCCATGCGTAAAACTATTAAAGAGGCAATAACCCCAAAAGTTAATTGGAGAGCGATTTTGCGTTCTTTCGTGAAGGCTTCCCAAAGAGCAGATAAAACCTCTACAATTAAAAGACTAAATCGTCGATATGCCTATATCCATCCCGGCAAAAAGTCCCGTCGACAGGCTAAAATTGCGATTTCCATTGACCAATCTGGTAGCGTTTCCGATAGTATGCTGACCGCTTTTTATTCAGAATTGGAGAAACTTGCACAACTAGCAGAATTTACTATTGTGCCATTCGATACCGAAGTTTCAACCGACCATATCCATGTTTGGAAGAAGGGCGAACGACATGAAAAGGCTCGGTATCTTCACGGTGGCACCTGTTTCAATGCGCCTACAAAGTGGGTTAATGAAAATAGTTTTGATGGTCATATTGTTTTGACAGATATGGAAGCACCTAAGCCAATTTCTAGCAAGTGTCAGCGTATGTGGATGACAACCAAGCACTGCGCCGAACGTCCATATTTCCAAACTAATGAGCGAGTGATTGCAATCGATGACTAAAGACTTTATAATTGAAAATGTGAAAGCTGGCGACATGTTGGCAGCATATGACCAAGACGATGGAACGATAGTCCATAAGTGGATAGTCCTAGAAAACTATTATGATGATGTTCGTCGCTTGGGCTTCATTAATGTGTTTGTGATGTATACACAATCGCCATGGTCACAGCAGGAAAAAAACCATAGTTGCTATTACGATACATTTAAAAGATACCGTAATAAGATGGATTGGAGTTTGCAAGTTGGGACTTAGGAAAGGGGATATTGTTGTATCAACAAATGGGTACGAGGGGATAATATTAGACTTCAAATACTCTCAATATAACTCTTACTATCACAAAACAGTTATATATTGTATTTCAGCTCCGCGTTCTGAAATAAACACTGTTAATACAGTATTTGAGATTAATTCAAATTATCTAAAGGTAAAACAATGAGACATAAAGTCGGCCAGATGCTCGTATATAAAGACCGCGTATATAATAAAGAGTGGCGAGTGATTAAGTTAGACGACCATGATAAATGGGTTGAATATTGCCGGTGTTATGTAATCGCCGCGCCGCCAGAAGATAAAGAGGATTTGCATACAGTTATGAACATTCCAGAGTTCTGTCTCGAAAGCCGCAGCGATTGGTGAGCGGCGGCGGCCCTTTTTTATGTGATAGGTGTGATTCGCGCCGATTTTTTTCGCCCAAATTTTTTTCTAACAGGGTGTCGAGAGTGATAAAATGTTAATAGATGCAGTTAATTCAGGTACAATGCTAGAAATCAAATGGCGACAGCGTACGCTCTATGATGGCACAGATGATAGAACCGTAAAAATGATTTTGTTAAATCCAATCCTCACCAACATCGGAACGATGCAACAGAGGATAGAAGGATGGAAGTGTCACGTGGTATACGACTCTCACGAAAAAAGAAAGGAAGTTCCTCATAATAAATATTATGAAATTAAGTGGTTAAAGATGTGTGAGAGACAAGGTAACTTAAAAATTATATCAGCAAGCGATACGCATGAAACAAACAAATAAATTTATGGAAATCGGTCAAGTCATAAATCATAATCCATCAGGTTCAAGGTGGATAATCGTTGATACTAATCCATATACCGGACAACGAACAAAAGATAATTATAAAAGATTAATTACAGCATATTGTTTATATTCGGGTAACCAACCAGATTATTGGCAACCGGGACAATTGGATGATTGGGTACTAAACGATAAAGACCTTGCAGAATATGATAAGATATGGACAATCGTTTGAATTTGTGTGACTAATCGATATGAAAGCCGAGAGTGTAAAAAAAGATTTGTAATTTTATAAGTCTGACAAAACAAATTAACCGGAGGGTATAAAAAATAAAATGAGTAAAAAGCATATATACCAGCCGGGTGATTTACTAATAGAGTATTGGCTATGTAAAGGGGAACTAATAAATGTAGCTCGTTATCTGGTTATAGATAAAGAAGAAGTTATACACTGCTCTATTAGGGATGTGGGATATACCAGTTATAAATGTTATATTATGTATACACATGACCCATGGAAAAGAGAAGATAATAGCGGCCTTTTGGACGTTGGGCTTATATATGAAATTGTTCACTGGAATGATATGGACGCAATCATGTCATGGGCACCCACTGATAGATTGGATGTGGTTCAAAGTGGCTTATCGTGGGAGGATGTGGATTGACTGAATTGGTATTTATAATGTTTGTTGTAATATGTATATTAATACTTGAAAGCAAATAGGGCATATTGGGGGTTTGATCTAGTATATACGTGATTCGTGTTATTGTCAATTATTTTATTATTTCTTATTGTACGCTTTCTATCTCCTATATAGGCGAACCTTAACCTATTCGCTGTATGTCTCTAATGCTGAAAAAAACACCATTTGCGCCACTTTGAGTTGGAGGTTCTGGAAAACTTTAATTTATTTTATTTAAGGCCTCGTGCATTTGTTAAGTTAAACCTTGACAATGGATAAGTGTATAAAAAAGATGATAAAAGTGTTTTATTTTCTCTCATTTCGGTGTATAATGTTATCACAAAGCGGGAGGAACACACCGATGACAGTCACATTAGCGCGTTATGTATGGAAGTCGCGCCCCCTCCGATTCTCTTGACATCTTTTTGACAATAAAGTTATTGACTTCACCCCTTCAAACAAGTATAATGTATATAGAAACAAACGAGGTACTCACACATGGATAAAGCTCTTCTTTCAAAAATCGAACACAACGTTAACGAACAACTCCGTACCGCTATTGAGGACATTATTGCCAGCGTGATGGAGGACGTTCTAGAAGTGTCTGATTATGACACACACTATGACGTTGCTTATGACGCTCTGGACACCTATGGCGGTGATGTTGAAGAGTTGGCTGAAAAC